ACGTGGGTTACCTCGGTAACCTTAGACAGTCAAGCACCGGCGATTACTGCGTCAATGACAGGCAACAGGCTTGATGTGTCTATCGGAGACCCGGAGAGTGACAGTGTAAGGTTCAGAGTTCTACTTAACGGGACGCAGGTGCATCCTGATGACCAAACTAAAGAGTTCACTGACTTGGCGCCGCCGACTATCACATTCTCGAAACTGTTCCGTAGCAACGAAGTCATTATAGGCTCCAACAATACGGTTACGATAATCGCACAAGACCAGTATGGAAGAGAAAGCACGGTAACACTGTACTTCATTGGCGAGTATGCAGGCCTGATGTTCGCGGACGAAACCGGTTCCTACTATTCTGACGATTTGGGTAACGTCCTTCAATACCTTGATGTAGGAATCTTGGTGGCGGGGCAAATATCAGAGACGTATCCTGTTCGCCTCATCAATAAGACTGGATTCACCGTAACCAACATTCAACTATGGAAGGACAGGAAGAACCTTCCTCCGAGTGCGGAGGTTCAGATCAGCAAGACGGAAACGCCTTTCGTTCCCGTTGATCTGCTTGAGTTCGACACTCCGCTACAGTACAACGACGAGGTTACGTTCTACGTTCGCGTTGTAACTCAGATCAACGGTCAACCGGGGCAGGGCGACTTTGACGTGTTCGTCAAAGCCGACCCCACCTGACGGGTTGGTTCCAATACAATGGAACGGACGGTGGACATGAATGTTGACAAATAAGTTCACAGGCAAAGTCTCCGTTATTGGAGCCGATGAACACGATCTGCCGGGAAGTCTGATAATCAACTTCCCGTTTGATATAGATTCTTCTGTGGTTGTGCGGGCGGCGGAGGGAATCGACCTTCNTTCTTCTGTCTTTATCGCATATTATGATTACAGCGATCTCCCGTCGTTCGTGCAACCTGCAATCCCCTACGACATTCCATCGAGCGTGTTTGTACGTCCGCACAATAAGATGTCCGGGTTCGTAGAGGTTGTAGAGCCCCCTACGATCACCGTTCGTCTGAGTCCTGTTGAGGACACTTACGCCCGCGATGACATGCCGAAACTGAACTACGGGCACGACCACGATATGTTCGTAGGTGTGAACTCTAACGGAACCAAGTACCGCTCGTTCCTTCGGTTTGTCATAGACAGTATCCCGGAAGGGAAGAAAATCAAAAGGGCCACGCTCGTCCTCAGTAGGCTTAACACAAGGCAGTCCAACATCGTCGGCGTCTACGACATCCAACATGGACAGGAGTGGACGGAGTACGGTCTTACGTGGGATAACCAACCGACTCAAGGCACCCTGATAAAGACGTATGACAGCGGAGTGCGTCCCGGAACGAGCGAGATAGACCTTACCTCTTACGTGTCAGAGTGGTACGAGGGCGGGCGGTCGCACAATGGATTCATGCTCCGGGCGCTCGATGAACTAGAAAGTCTAGGGAAATACAAGCAGTACGGTACAAGAGAGGGCGATCACCCTCCTTACCTTGAGATAGAGTATTACGACCCTACTGTCTACAGTCACAAGAAGAACGATCTTCCGAGTAGCGTGTTTATCTACGCTGTAGGGGAGGACGATCTTCCGGGTTCCGTAGTCGTCAACAGCTATGTGGATGACGACGACCTTGAAGGACACGTTATTGTAAGAGACCCAATGGCCCCTGTTGACGATGATCTTCCGTCATCCGTTGTCATCGTCAAGAGCGAGTTGCCTTCTACGGTGTTTGTCGTTAGCGTAGGAGAGGACGACATTGACGGCCTTGTGAAAGTCCGTCATACCTACAGCAACGACATGGATGCCGTCGTGCGGGTCAACAGGCCGGAGATTGAAGGTTGCATCTTCGTCCGGTATTACAGCGACCTTGATGGAACAATGGTTGTCCGCGGGGCCGTGGACAGCGAAATCTACGGCCATGTTGTCGTCAACAGACCCGAGATCGAAGGTTCGGTTGAGGTTCGTTATTATGACGACCTGCCGGGTTCTGTGGTTCCGAGACTGGAAGTCGATGAAGAACTGCCTTCTAGCGTCGTAATCAATGCTACCGAACGTGAAGGAACCATTTACGTCAGGTTCTATGACGACATTGATGGTAGTGTTGTGGCGCGGGCCTTGGGATACGGTGAAATTCCGTCCACCGTCTTCATCAGGTCGGAGTTCATCAAGTCCGTGGTTCACATTAGAAGGACGAACGATGAGGACATTGACTCCAGCTTTATTATCCGGGCACACGATTTCCATGAGATTGACGGTACGGTTATTCCTCGGATACCGGAAGACAATGACCTGCCAGCCACCATCAAGATAAGGGTCGGCGGGGAGTACGACACTCCGGGCACGGTTATACCTAGGGTGGTCGGAGCGTATGACATTCCAACGGAGTTGGAAATCGAAATCTCATACGTCCTGCCGTCATCGGTTTACGTCCGAATCCCGGAAGATGACTATGATGATGATGAAATCTTCGTCTTCATAATGTAAAGAAACAGCCTACCCATTCACAGGGTAGGCTATCCTTGTTTCTTACAGACTTATACTGATTTAGTAGCGAGAGGATGGAATTTGACGTAGGTCGCTTGTTTGCTTTTCTTTGTAATACGTGCATATATCTTCGTGGTTGCAATATCCTCATGCCCGAGAAGTTCTTGTACCTGAGCCATGTCGCAACCATTGTCGATCAGGTGAGTAGCAAAGCTGTGACGGAAGACGTGAGGACTTACTTTGTTCGGGTCAATTCCGGCCTTGGATGCAACGCGCTTGACGATCTTGCCAATGGCTTCTCTCGTGATGTGGCGGGCGGGGTCGCCCCGATGTGGGAACAAGTACCCCGACGTAATCCCGTATTCTTCCATATACCGCCTAATGAGTTCTACACATCCCTTGTGAATCGGGTTGCTTCGTTCTTTGGAGCCTTTACCGAACAGGGAGACGAAGGCTTCGTCGAAGTCGATGTCCTCCACTCTCAGTTGTGCGATTTCGCTAACACGTCCGCCCGACCCGTACAAGAGTTCGATGATGAGTCGGTCACGAGTTGACGACTCTGCGGCGGCCAACATAGCCTGAATCTCCTGCTCGTGGATGTATTTGGGAAGGGATTTTTCTTTCTTTGTTGTTCTGATTTCCTCGGCAGGTGATTCCTGAAAGACTTTCTCCACTTCTTTCATGTACTTGAAGAAAGCCTTGAGAGCACATACGGCGCGATTGATGGAGCTACGCTTGCGTCCTGTCTTAGTCAGGTGGGCGACGAAATCACGAATAACGGAAGGTGTAGTGTCGGTCAGGTCTTCTCCCTTGAAGCTCACGAAGTTCTTTAGATCGGATACATAACCGCTGATCGTCGAGGGAGAAGCGTTCTTATCGGTGAGCAGATACGTTTCAAACCTCTTTATGTAATCCATTTTTATTCCTCCTATCCTGTTCTCGTAAACTGATTATACCATGTATTATGAGAACAGTCAAGAGGAATTCATAAAGGATTAAGTTGGTAGGTGAGTAGGCGTGGAACCGACCATCATGACAGCACTAATCAGCGCAGGAGTAGCCGTTGTAACATCGTTCATCACGTACATGACTGCTCGCCACAACGCTCGGAAGGACATCTTCATTACTGACCGCCAACAACTCTCGAAGGAGCAACAAGATTTCCGTAAGGAAATGCGTGAGGAACTGAACTACTGGCGGGCCAAATACGACAAGCTGGAAGAGCAAATGAATAGTCTAGCCACGACCAACGTCCGACTGCAAGCAGAGGTTGAGTTGTGGAAAGAGAAGTACGAAGTTCTAGCTAAGGAGAACGAAAAGCTCGTACAGCGTGTCAATGAGTTGGAAGACGAGTTGAAAAGGAGGCGCAAAGCCGAGCAATAAAAAGGAGGGGTGCCGAATGAAGAAGAAATTCAAGAGCTTCCTTAATGACGAGGATGGATTCTCGGCGAAGGACTTTCTGATGGTGTCATTCGGCACCGTCTTTCTTCTTATGGTCGTAACATCCTTCGTTATTTCCCTTGTGGGTGTACTACCGTCCACTACGCTATCTGTCATTGGTTCTCTCGATGGCGTGATTATCACTATCGTCGGCGGGGTGTTCGGTCTGCAAGGCATCAAGGAGTTCCGTTCCAATTCGCAGTCCAAGTTACAATCTGATGATTCTTCCTATAATGAGGATGAGCCGAGGCTACCTTGAAAGGAGGGTATCAAGTGAACCCGTTTGAAGGATACAGGGTGACCTCTCCTTACGGTTGGCGGATTCACCCGGTCTACAAGGAAAGACGGTTCCATACAGGTATTGACTTGGTTAAGTCACACAAGGCTCCTATCCTAGCCTTCACGGATGGCTCGGTCATTTTTGCAGGGTTTGCAAAAGATGGAACGGGTCTAGGTGGAATGGGTAACGTTGTGTGCGTGGTTGATAAGTACGGCCACAACCATGTCTATGCTCACTTAGACAGCGTGTCGGTCAAGGTTGGGGATAAGGTCAAGAAGGGTCAGGAAGTAGGGAAGCAGGGTAACACCGGCATAAGCACCGGTTCCCATCTCCATTACGAGGTACGCAAGAAGTCGTCCCCGTCTTACGGCTACAACTCCAACCGCGAAGCACAATGCTTCGAGCCGACCCAATACCTGATCGACTTCTACTCGAAGGAAGAAAAGGAAAAGACGGAAAGCGAGGATGATGCTCCTATGAAACTTGCTGACTGGGAAAAGAGTCTGCTGATCAATGCTGTGAATAAGTTCAGCAAGACCAACGGGGTTGACGGCAAGCCTGTCATCAACAGCCCCGACACTTGGATTAAGAAGATCAATGACGGCACGATTACGGCAGGAGAAGTCGCAATCCTGAACATGGCAATCCTGTCAAGGACGGTGAAGTAACATGGCGGAGTTCATTACTGCTTGGCTACTGGTTGCCCTTCTGACGGAGGGCATTACGGAAATCATCAAAGCCCTGTTCTCGGAAAAGATTAAGGACAAGGCAACGTTCGCAACGTCGATTGTGGTTGGTGTCGTGCTTGCGTTTGCGTTCGGCCTGAATCCGTTTGGTCTGACAGGGGCGGCGGCGTATGTATCGACGGTTGCCGCAGGTCTGTTGGCATCTCGTGGAGCTAACTACCTGCACGATTTCCTCAAGCGTGTAGGTGTACTGAAACCCCTAGATTAACGAAAACGGCTACCCTTTCGGGTAGCCTTTGTTTTTATGTCTTTACTCCCGGTTTAAGGAGTTCGTTCAACATGACTGGTCTTAAATAGTCTCTTCTTACGATAAGCCCGTACTTCCGAAGCCACCTTCACCACGCTCTGTTTTAGATAGCTCATCAGCTTCAATGAAGTTTACCTGCTCAACCCGTTTGATGATTCCCTGTGCTACACGATCGCCTTTTTTGAATGTAATAGGTTCTTTACCTAGATTGGTAATGAGAAGTTTCACTTCCGAACGGTAATCACTGTCAATAGTGCCATTAAACGCCATTACTTTATGGTTGAAGCCAAGACCGGAACGACTACGGATTTCCAATTCATGGCCCGCCGGAATCTCGAATGCCAATCCAGTGCCTACTACAGCATGGTTGTCGTTAGCCAGTACAAACTCGAAGTTACTCATGTCAAATTGGGAATCTTCGCCCCTCCCCTCCCCTACGTACTGCACGAGTACGCGGTTGGCCGGAATGGTAACATCCTCCGTGATATGAAGGTCGAAGCCAGCGGCCCCGGTGGTTTTGTATTCCGGGATGATGGCGTCCTCATGGAGCTTCTTGACCTTGATCTCCATTCCACGTTCAGCCGCGACAGCTATGTCATTGGCGGGAACGAGATAAGAGGCGAAGTTCTTCCAATCCCTAGCGTCCCACGTATCTGATTCGCCGTCCGACTCGAAGACATAGACAACGACCTCATCGGTGAATTTCTCGATAAGAATGTACTCCCCGGTTTCCTTATCGAAGTACCTTCCACCGACCACGATGGTTTTAGCCATTGGTATCCTCCTGTTCCGGTTGGTTTTCTAGGTTTTCGAGGTAGGGTCCGACCCGTTGAAGGGCCTTTTGCCGGATGTAGTAGAGGATGCGCGGGGTGTAGCCGGAAACATCGAACCCGCAGACATCCAGCAGGTCTTGCATATCGTCGATCTGAATGATCGTACCTAGTTCCTTCATTTCCTCTGTGACAATCTCAATCTCCTTCTCGTACTTGGAGGTTCTACGTTCATCAAGGTCGTAGTTTTGCAGTTTGTCCTTAATGCGCTTGATGGCCCGGTTGATCGTCATGGGGTAGACGCCCAACCGCTCGGCAATTTGGGAGTTGTTTAAGCCTTCCATAATGTACTCCACGATTTGCCGGTCGAAGTCGTTGAGGTTCGATTGCTCAAGGAGTTGCTCGACGTAAATCCGGTTTACAACAGCGTCTTCTGAGTCCCGAGAGCCGTCACGTAGCTCAAAGTTTTCCATGCCGTCTATGTGTTCAAGCTCCTTCGTGAACCGCGCAATCTCGTTGATTCGTTCAACCGGAACACTTAGAATCTGTGCCAACTCGTCCTCGGACGGGGCGTAGCCTAAAGTGTCCTCGACTTCCTTCATCCTTTTAATAAGGTCAATAGCTCCACGGCTCAGACGAACGAGCCGAGAATCATTGTACAGAAGTTGGTTGATTTCCCAAAGTATGGGGCGGACAACGTAGGTGGTGAACTTCGTCCCACGGCTGAAATCGAAATCCCTGAGTGCTGTGATGACTCCGATGAACGCATGTTGTAGGATTTCTTCTTCCTCGACTTTGAATTTGGCTTTCAGGTCTTCGATATTTCCTTTGTACTTGATGATGATGGAGAAGATAAAATCTTTATTGGCCTTGAGAAATTCTTCGAGAAGAAGTTTATCCTCCCGGCAAGCCTTGAGCAGTTCGGTGTTGTGCATGTCCCTTACGCCGGGTTTCCTTAGTTTAAGGTAGCGTTCCTCAGCAGTCATCACTTCACCTCGAACTTTCTCTCCTGCGGCACAACCTTGATGAACTCCAGTTGCTCGCCGTTGCTGTCAACAACCTTGTCTCTGTTGGTCGTCAGTTGCTTTTTGATTTCAGCCCACTTGACCTTCTCCACCACTTCCACGAAGCCGTTTTCCCTTGCGTAGTTGAGCAGGGCGTCCTCGTCGGAGATTTCAAGCTTCGGTTGCATTTCACGCGACGCCAACGTGACGCCATATGGTAGTTTGATGGACTTGAGTTTGGCGCGGGCCTTGTCGTTTGGAGCGTTGTAATACTCCCGCATGTGGTAGTCAATCAGCAGGTTCGAGAAGTATTCAACCTTCTCAAGCAGGGGCTTGAGGACTTCGGCTTGCCATTCCTCAACTTGTTGAATCTTTTCCTGCCACTTGGCGATCTCTTTGGCCGCAACATCCTGAATTTTCTCGATCTCCTTGCGTGTTTCGGCCAGTCCGTAAGCGTATCGGGCGGCGTCCTCAAGGGTTTCGATTCGGCGAGGCGCTTCTTCCTCGGTCGTGAACTCAACCATCATATCCTGCGTCTCTCCGATGGGTATCTGCTCTCCGTTGTCTTTCGTGAAGTCGAGTTGAGCTTTCCCCGATATGGTCTTGGTCGTCATTCACGCATCCCCTTTCGTAGGTTTTTCACCGTAGTAATCGGGGTGTGCACTTAGATGGTTGCGAGCAAAAAGAAAAGACCCTTGCGGGTCTTTGGATTATCCGTTGTCGCGTTTGTAGCCGGCGGCCAGTTTGTTTTTCAGCGGGTCGGACGGCTTCGACAAGACTCCACGGTACGCCGGGATAATCATGTCCTCGCCGGTCTGCGGGTGTTTGGATTTCTTTTCCTTGTAGTCCTTCGGCTCGAAGTTCATGAAGCCGATCAGATACAGCTTCTCGCCGTCAGCTAGGAAGTCGCCCATGATGTCGAGGGCGTTGCGTAGGACGTTCTCTACTTCCTCTGCGGTCATCCTGTCCTGAATCGTGCGTTTTTCTTTGCGGTCATAGAACGACTTGGTGACGCCGCGAGAAACCACGCCATCAACAACGTCACGCAGGAATTTCGCCATATCGTATCAGTCCTTTGCTGAGATTATTCAATATTATCATAAGGCGCCAATGGGCAATTTTAACATTGGCAGGTAATTAGTAGCGATTCTCTTTGCCCTGCTTGATGCACTCAAGCGCATAGAGAACTTTCTTCGTGTACCATTTGCGGTACTTATTCTTCGCCACGTTTCCTTCGCCCTGATTGTAAGCCGTGATTCCTAACTCGTAGCCGAAGCGGTCTTGGAGGTACTTGAGGTAACTTACTCCGAGTTCGATGTTACGATCAGGGTCTTTCAGGTCTTCCTTCGTATAACCCTCGAAGACCTTGTTGTAGCAACCTTCGGGCTTGTTGTTGCACTCGACGTTAACTTCCCGAATCTGCATCAGGCCGACTGCCCCGTGGTTGTTCGGCTTGGTGTTGTTCTTGTACGTGCTTCCCGTTTCGACGTGAATGACAGCCAGTACGAGATACGGGTCAACCTCGTACTTCTCTGCATACTTCTCAATAATCCCTGCATATTTGGCGGCGGTGTCTCCCGGAAGGTCATGCATTTCCATATATGATTTAAGGGAGATGAAGGTGGAAGACTCCTTATCTTCCTCTACCGATGCTACTTGAACAGTCGGCATCTCCTTTTCCACGTCCGGCTCAGTGTCCGGGACGCTAAGTACGAACTCTGTTGGTTCCGGCTGTACCTCAGCCGGAATTACCGTTGTTTTTCCTTCCGGGGCGACGGCTGTCAATAGCAGGGCGGCAAAGGAAGCATAAAGAATCTTCCTTATCACTTCACCATCCCCTTTTACTAAGTACAGGTAGTACCTCCGTCCGAATCGCGTCGTAGAACCCTTTGCCGTAATCGTTGAACAGAACGATGTCGGTCTCGAAGTTCTCGACGTTCATTTCCGTCTCGTCCTTGAGAAGCTTTTCGTCGAGTGCGTCATCGCCATCGAGCAAGCGAATCACGTTCAGGCGAGCTTCTTCGTCCGCTTCGATCTTGATGGACAGAGCGCCCAACGACTTGAAGAAGGTATGTTCGTTCGGTTGTCGGACATCCGTGCAGACGACCTTCTCTAAGTTGTTGTCCCGCATGGCCTTGATTGCCCGCGTCAACCACACCTTGTTCCAAATGTTCGGGTCTTCGCGGCGAAGTCCTTGCCCGATCATAATAAGCTGATGGCGGTCTTTTTTCTCCGTTTCGCCGAACAGCAGTTTACGCACGTCTTTGATGGCGTCTCCCAAAGCAATGACGCCGACGTTGTGGTAATTTTGGCAAAGATAACGGGCAAGCTCGTCTTTGCCTGAGCGGGCCTTGGCCGAAATGGCGACCACGTTCTTCTTCAACTTGTGGTACACCTGAACGTACCGGCTGACGTTAACCTGTTGATGCTCAGTCAGTTCGTGGAAGGGAACCGTGTCCACGTACCGAGATCGGATGTCGTCAACCTTTCCAGTGTCTAGGTTGATGCCGGTATAGAATGTGACAGGGTATTCAGATAGTACGCCCGGAATCACCGCGACACCAAACACGAACAACCTCTTGCCTTCATACTCCACAATGGAGCCGGGCTGACTCATGCACATTTCCTCCTTTCGTTTAGTTCGCTGTAATCATCGAAAAAGGGTAATGTATGGTTGCGGAGAAATTAAGTCATACCTTTATCACACAAAGGTAAGACAAAGGTGTTACCAAAGTGTGACAAAATTTCCTATGGAAAAAGATGCTGGTACGATGTACGATAAAGGTAAGACACGTAGGGGAGGTTGAAGCATGGGTATCTGCGTGTGGTGCCTTGACGACGGTTACGGGGACAATAAGATGTTCAACGGTCGGCAGGAGTTCTTGATTCCGTCTTACGCTACCCCTTGGAGACAGAAGATGAAGTCAGATATTAAGGACGACAACCCTGCACCACTCTCGTACTTGGGGGTAGAGGTTGACGGCGTTAGGTACTTGGTAGGTCAGGGAGCCTTGGAGCAGGACGTGTCCATCCATTGGGCTGGCGGGGAGAACAAGCACATCGATAAGATATTCCCTGTATTATTGAAAACGTGCCTTGCTGTCCTAGCTGACGGTATAAGCCGTCCTGTAGTGGAACCCCTTGTCATGGGTCTACCCGTCAAGGCAGACGAGCAGGAAGACCGTCACAGGCTCTTACAGGAGCTTGTCGTAGGTGTTCACGAGGTAAGTCTGAACATGAACGGGGAGTGGACGCCGAAGAAGAAAATTCACGTCAAGGAGCTTGTAGCGAAGAAGCAACCGTTTCTATCCTTCTGCGATGTGGTATTGGACAAGCACGGACGGATAAAAGATGAGACGGTGGCCGGGCAGTTCAACACAATTATTGACATTGGCTCTCGGACACTGAATATCTACACGGTCGATGCGCTCGACCCAATTACAGACCTGTGCGACACCACGACGCAGGGGATTTACACGGCATATGAGATGGTGGCCGACTTTATCGAGGAACAGTTCAGGTTCCGAATCCCGACTGGAAAGATGCCGAACTTCATTAGAAGGAAAACGATCAAGGGCATGGACTTGACGCCGGTCATAGAACGTGCTTACAGCGTCCTTGCCAACGAGATTGTCCGGGTCGTGCATACGAAGTTCGTGGATTCGTGGGCGTATGTTGACCGGATCTTCATCACAGGCGGCGGAAGCGAGCTTCTTAGGAAGTATCTTGAGGACGCATTCCCCGTGACGCCGCAGTTCCTTGGGAGGTTCGCCACGGCAAGGGGAGGATGGAAGTACGGCATACGCCACGCACTAAAGAGGAAGGGAGAAATCACTATCGACCTTCCGGGCGGCGGGGCACAGAAGGTGATGGCATGAGAAAGACCATCTACATCAGTGAGCGTCGTAACAAAGAGATAGCCGACTTCATCAAGAGTATACCGTCAAGGGACGTGAGTTACGAAGCGGTAAAATTGATGGAGGATGGTATGAAATGGAGGAAGGCGGGACATAATGCGGATAGGAGAACTTTGGAGAAGGGAAGTCCTGACGCGGTACTACTTCGCCAAACTTCGTTACCTCCTGTGGAGGAAAAGAAGGTGTTCGAGGGAATCAAGATCAAGCGGATAAGGCCAGAGCGGGAAGAGCTTGAAGCGAAGCTGGACTCCCTATGACCCTCCCCTACCCCAAACCCGTAGTGTACACTGTACTGTGAACAGAGTACGGTTCTGAAAGCTAAGGGGATTGAATAAGGTAGCGGTGAGGGGAGGGAGGAAAGTGAGCAGAAGGGACGCAGACTTAGGGGAGAGCTATTACGAACTGCCAAGGGTTAATTCTGTACACTTGCGCTCAACATACTCAAAGCTCATTCAGGTATCAAATAACATCAACTTCAATACACCGGTCTTCGAGGGCATGGCGAAGCGCAACAGGTCTTTAGGAAGCGCTCAGGCGTTCATTGTGGAACTGGCGCTTAGTGACAGGCACTTCATTGAACGTATGCTCAAGCCCTTCATGTTGTATGGAGGCGAGAACTTCGTGATCGGCACTCATTACTTGGATAGACAGTATTTCGATCGCCTCGCTATATACAAGAGACAGCAACAACAAAGGTAGGGGTTTCTCCCTACCTTTTCACTTTCTTTCGCATGACGATGTAGTCGTTCTTGCGGTCAACAAGCTCTGCCGCCCACTTGAAGTCCCGGATGTCGAGGGCAAAGTCGATGAGGGCGTTGTACCCTTCTTCGTCAAGCTCGGGGTCGCGGGAATTGATTTGGTCTGTCAGTTCGTCATGCGTCCGGCTACCTACTCTCGCCCGCAGGCGGAGATCAGCCCGGTCAATCTCCACAAGCTTTCCGTAGATGTCCACGAGGGCGGAGCGAGAGTTCAGACCCTTCACCTTACCAATCATACCGAAGTATTCACTTTTCTTGTCAATGACTTCTACGAAGTCTCCTTCCCTAGTGGTGGCGGGAATCATGTGGATACCTCCCTTCTTAGACCCTGAACGCAAACTCGCAGATAATTTCCTTGTACTGTCCTTCTGCTACAGTGTATGTCGATGGGTCGCCGTCAATGGCTCTCTCCAGTCCGCCGTTTGCCGCCCACCTGACGTTAGGGGTAATTTGGTAGGCTATGCAGGCCCGGACTTCGGTAACACCGTAGTAGGGTTGGTATTGATCATCAATCTCTGCTACAACCATACAGATGTTGTAGGAGTTCGCGGCAGGGCTTGAGCCTGCATCCTTGTCGTGGGTCATCTTGATACGGAGCGAGTTTCGCTGTCCGTTCCACGACACGGTGTATAGTTCGTTGGTGGATACTTGCTCCGGTACAGAAGGAACGAACGTATATGGCAGGCTTTCCCGCGTCATGACATACACTTGTACAGGGCTTGGAATAGATGGACTCGGATACGTCCGCTCGTAAATCCTGAACCGTTTAATGTGCTCAAGCGGAAGCAGTACGCCTTCTCCTTCGCAGGTGGAGATTCCGACCTCCGGCTCGGGCGGCTTGACTGGCAGAAGATGGGAAAAGTCATCTGATACACAGTCAAAGCACTCGACAATCCTCTCAAGAATAGTTTGGAAGTCGAGGTCGCAGAAGTCAATGTCCACGTTCGCAAGCTCCATATAGCTTTCAAGGAGTTCTTGCTGTTCCCTCGTCAGGACGCATTTAGGACTACCGCACTTGGCCGACTCGATGTCAACACCCATTCGCATATACGCCACTTCGGAGTTCTTGATGGCGTCATATAGATCACGGAACTTTAGCACGTGTCGCCCTCCTTAAGGCCGGAGCGTTTTATCCGCCCACGAGTCGATGTTGTAAGGGTAGCTGTTGATGTCCCTTTGCTCGACGAACATACTTGAGATGTCCGGCGCTTTATTGGTCGGGTGGATGGCGTATGCCCGGATGCCGTAATCTTGGAACATCTTCTTTACTTGGTTGGGTGTTGCTCCGAGTTCGTTTTCCTTCGATGGTGCGTCCGTAATGTAGATGAGCGTGTTGGATACATTGGGCTTGTAGACCTGAGCGAGCGTTTCCTTCATGCATAGGATGCCGGACTCCGGCAAGTTCCTACCGCCGCGATACCAGCGTGGGGCGGACACCTTCGATGGGAAGTTAGCAACGGACTCCTTGTTCATGGAGATGGTGTAGTAATCCACTCCATCACCGCCCGAGTCAGTTCGGTCACCGAACCAAATGAGGGAAACCGTACACGGGATGTTGGCCCGCTCGCTTTCCGATTTTAGGTAAGTGGCGAACGCCTCAAGCGTCTTGCGGACGTTGCCCCTTGTTCCGAGCGTGTCCCTCATACTGCCTGACGTATCGACGTACAGAATGAGGTTGACACCCGGTACGGTAGGCAACGGCGGATTGTCCGGCTTAGGCGGCGGCGGGGTGTCCCACTGCGGCTTTGGTAAAACGATAGGCTTCCCGGTGTAGTACGGCCGCAGGCAGTTTCGCAGACAGTCCGCATTCCTTGTCAGCAGTGCTTCGAGATCGAGGTCAGAGATGATACAGGACTCCATAAGTTCTTCGTAAATGGATTCCAGTTCCTCGATCTGTCTACGCAAGGCGTCAACGGATTGAGGGGCTGATGCATGTCGCATGGTAAAGCGGAGGTCTTTGATCGCCTTCTCAATGGCCTCGACCTGCCTTACCAACGAGTCGAGAATCATTCGATCACCCCTTGGCTTCGTTAATCATGGCGATAATCCTCTCCTTCGTTTGGTATCCGGTCATACGTTGAACCGGTTCGCCATCTTTCAGAAGGATGAGGGTCGGCACGCCTCTCACCCCGTACTTGTCAGCCATGTCAGGCTCCTTGTCCACGTCAATGTCTTGGACGGGGACTCCGGTTTCAGCCTTCACCTGTTCGACAACAGGGGCGAGTTGCTTACACGGGTTGCACCATGTAGCATGGAATTTGAGAAGTTGAATCATATAAACTCTCCTTTCTTAGTATAAGAAGCTCACCTTAACTATCGTTCTGAGGATGAAAAAGTTGAGGGTTTTACCCTCAACCTACTAGTTTCGATGATAACAGGCTGACATTCAAAGAAGGGCTTGTATTCTTCTCCGCCACGCACCGGGCGGGGCGAATCAGGCATATCCCCGTTCAAAGTAGATATTATTCCTTATCCAATCGTCCTTACAGTCGATATGGATTACGTCGTCGTTTTCGCATTTGAGAATTTCGTCGCCCTCGTAGATTTCGTCACCGCATTGGTCACACTTTCTTGCGACCTTTGGTTCGTCGGGTTCCAGCCACCTGCTGTGCAGGCTTTCCACCATTCGCTGGTTATGCATTCAGTCCCCTCCGCTTCCTTTCCCCCTCAAGGATATGTACAACGTCGAGGAAAGGGACGTTGTGATGGCTCCCCGACCAGCACCGATTAGCGTGGTCGGGATGTTCCTTCTGTATTTCCATGATCTCAAGCAGTACGGAAAGCTGTTCATCGGTCGATCTCTTGACATACTGCTCGAACTCGTCCCTCTCCTTGATTTTCCGTCTCTCGCCTACCTTAGCCACGGGTGTATACATCTTTATCACCCCCGCTGAATCTCAATAGGGTACAGCTCCCCGTTTGGTTAAACTGCCCCTCAGATCGCAAGATGTCTTCTTGACTTTGAGAACGGTCACGACCGGACGGTATTTGTCACCGCGGTTCATATTGCATCACCTCATCTTTATGTTTTCCGTTCTTTGTATGTGATTGCGGCGATTTCTTTCAGGTCGATCGACAGCAATGCTTCTTCTCCGTTGACATTTTTCCATTCCAGTCTTCCGTATGATCCGTCTATATTTTTCGCAGATTCTATGAATTCCGAAACAAACTCAACTACACATCCGTTTTTGAGATAGATTTTTACATCAATCACCCAACGTCACCCCTTTACTCTTCTTCAGGCGGCTCCGGCAACGGCATCCAGTGGGTTATAAGAGTTGTGGGACGCCAATCCAGGCATTCAAATGCGTCTTGCTCCCAAATATGGAATTTCCCTTTTTTGAACTTCGCTATCTCATAACCACCGCAAGAGTAGGCCAAATAATACCCTTCCTTTTCCGGCATCCTTTCCCCAATTCTGATCCATTTCACTCCACCGTCACCCCGCATCATTAAATGTCAACGTCCGTCTCGTACCCTCCTTCCGGAACTCGCCAAACATAACCGTGTTTCCTTAGATGGGACAACTGTTCTTGTACTTCTTTTCTCGTACAGCCGAGGTCATACGAAACATCACGAATGATGTCCTCGCGCGGGGCGCAACGTTCACGGCGGATATACCTGATGATTTCTTTCTGCAACTGGGTAAATTCAGGCATCTGTCGTCACCCCTACTTCACGGAGGATGTCGCGGGCG